CAAGTTGGACAAGGAGTCCACGGAGTTCATCACCAACCAGTTGCTGCTCCAGCGCGACATCGACTGGAACGCGAAGTTCTTCGCCGACGGCGTGTGGGACAAGAAGTACACCGGCACCACGGACTTCGCGAAGTGGGACGACGCGGCCTCCGACCCGGTGGGCGATGTCGACAAGTGGATCATCGAGTTCCGCAAGCAGACGGGCTTCGCCCCGAACGTCATGGTCCTCGGAGCCCACGTCATGTCCGCCCTGAAGCAGCACATCGACATCATCGACCGTGTGAAGTACACCCAGAAGGGGATCGTCTCCGAGGATCTGATCGCGACGCTGTTCAACGTGCCGCGCCTCTACACCTCGTACGCGACGGTGACGGACACGCCGAAGTTGAACGACGCGGTCGCCCAGGACGCGGCGGCGCAGTACCAGTTCATCACCCCCTCGGGAAGTTGCCTGCTGCTGCACACGGCATCGGCCCCCGGCCTGATGACGCCCACCGCCGGTTACACGTTCACCTGGAACGGCTACATGGCGGGGAACAGCCAGGGCATCCGCATCAAGCGCTTCCGCCAGGAGGCCATCGCCTCCGACCGCGTGGAGGCGGAGATGACCTATGACATGAAGGTCATCTGCAAGGACTTGGGCATGTACATCAAGGACGCGGTGACCGTCCCGGCGTGACCCGTTAGGCTCGCTACCAGCAGGACGTGAGAGGCCCGATGCCCGGCATAGGGCGTCGGGCCTCTCTCTCGACAAGGAGGGCAGTCCATTGCCAGTCGTAGCGCCGTACCGCTACATCGCCAGGCGCAAACTCAAGTTGCAGGGGAACGCGTACCTCCCCGGCGAGGTGATCCCCGACACGGTGATCGCGGCGAGCATGAAGATCGACGCCCTGCTCTCGGCTCGGTGGATCGTGCCGGACCCGGACCCGTACCAGCGCCACGGCAAGCCGAAGACACCGACCCCGACGCACATGCCCAGCGACTTCCTGAAGGACGCGAAGACCGTGGTGGCCCGTGTGATGACCTACGCGGTGGACGGCACCGACAAGAGGAAGGCCGTCTTCCGGCTCACCCCTGGGGCGTCCGCGCTCTGGGACTTCGGTGACGGCACCGCTCCCGTGAGGTCGAAGAGCCACACCATCGGGCACACGTTCGGCGCTCCCGGCGCGTACTCGGTGAGCGCGGACGCCCCGAACGCCCCGAAGGTCACAAGGACGAACCTGGTCTTCCCCGATCCAGGGGTGCTACAGGTCGAGCCAGCCCTGCAAGAGGACCAGGAGAAGGATGCCAGCAAGGCGGTGAGGGCAGATGCCGTGGAGTGATCCGACGCTCTCCGAACTCGGCGAGATCAGCAAGACGCTGCTGGGAGGCAGCGCCAAGAGGATCGCCCAGGCTCGGGCGAGGGACGCCACGAAGGCGATGAGGGACCGGACCAGGCAGGTGAACATGGATCGCGGCGTTGGCGATGTCCATGACAACTTCGGGCTCGCCCATAGCCGCCACCTCGACGGATCGGTCCCGTTCTCGACGAGGGTCAAATGGAACAAGGCCGCCGGAGGAGCGGGCGAGGCGTTCACGGCAGGAGTCGGAAGAGAGGTGGACGCCGCTGGCAAGGCCATCGGAGAGGGCTTCGGGACAACGGCCAACGAGGTGAGCCGCAACGCCTCCAGAGGGGCCAGGACGGTCGGCTACAGCATCCTCGGAGGGGGCGCCGTGGGAGGGGCCGCGTTCGGCGCGGCCTCCAACGCGCGCAAGCGCAAGGAGAAGACCAGGCAACTCGTCATGGACGAGCGGACCAAGAGGATCGTGCTGAGGTAGCGATGTCCTGGACGTACAGCGGCAACCCGACGACCTCGCAACTGGACGAGGTGCGCTTCTACACGCAGGACGTGGTCGAGGCCAGGCAGTTCCTCCAGGACCAGGAGATCAACTACCTGCTGGACACCTGGTACGACACGACCGGCTCGATCATCTTCGTGTCGGCGGTCGCCTGCACGGTGATCGCTGCGAAGTTCGCGTCCGAGGTCAGCGTCAGCGCGGACGGCGTGTCCGTCTCGTCCAGCGAGTTGCAGCAGAAGTACACGACGCTCGCGGAGACGCTGCGAAACCAGGCCAAGCAGCAACTCGACGACGGGGTCGCGTCGGGCCTGAACGAGTTGTGGACGCTCGCCGTGGACGACGGCCTCGACCCGCTCATGTTCGGGATCGGGTTCAACGACAACTACGAGGCCGGGCGCCAGGACTACGGCGACTACAGCGGAGGGGACGCGTACAGCGGGAAGAAGGACTCCTACGGACAGTCGCTCGCGCCGGGGATGCCATGATCCCCAGCAACCCGCTGATCCTCGCGTACGCCCAGGACTACTGCGACTCCAACATGCTCTCCTCCGTGCGCATCGTGCGCATGGCGGAGCCGGTGCTGGACCAGTCGAACGAGGGCGTCGTCCTGCCCGTCCTGGCGAAGGCGCTGTACGAGGGGAGGGCGAGGATCTACGGCCTCTCCGGCCCCCAGACGAGCGACGCCATGGACGAGTCGCAGACCTTCTCCACCTCGTACGTCTCGGTGCCCATGAGGGCGCTGGACATGCGGGGCGACCCGTTGGTGACGCAGGTCGACGACATGATCGAGGTGACGGCGCACTCCGACGCCACCGTCGTCGGGATGGTGCTCAGGGTGCTCGACGTGGACGCGGGAGGGCAGTGGCCCGCGTGCCGCAGGCACATGGTCACCACGGCCCGGCCCTCCCCCTCGTGGGTGCTCGTCTGATGGACGACGGGCGGGCCGGAGATCCGATCAGGGAGAGGGCGAGGGCGATGGAGGAGTCCATCCAGAAGGTGCAGCGCGCAGCAGCCGTCGCCGCCATGAAGGGCACCGAGGCATCGGTCATCGCCAGCACGAGGAGCACCGGCGCGAAGTCGGTGGGGATCGTCAGGAGGAAGCGGTGACGTTCGTCAGGAGCGCCCTCACGGACCACATCCTCTCCGCGCTCGCGCTGTCGGGGCTGCTGGTGGGGGACCATTCAGCGCCCCCGCAGGGCGGCTGGAGCAAGGGGATGCCCAACGTCGGGGAGTTCGCCGCCTACTCGGTGCTCTCCAGCGGAGCGGTGACGATCACGCCGAGCGCGCTCCGCACCGGAAAGTTCGACCACTCCGCCGCGTACACGATCCGCTCCTACGGGGGCGTGAGGTCGCAGGCCGACGACATCGCGGCGATGGTGAGGGACATGGTCCAGCAGATAGTCGTCCCCTTCTCCTTCGGCGGCCACAAGGCCAGGCTGTTCTGGTGCAGCGGGATAGGCCCCGTGGACAGGATGGACGACCAGCACCCGAAGTACTGGAGGGAATCGGATTCCTTCAGGGTCGAATGCTTCGCCCTATGAGCGGGCACCAACAGGAAGGGTCTTGGTTATGATCGCTGTAACAGCGTGTGAGAGGAACCCGCTATGAGTCGCATCATCCCGAACGAGCAATCCTGGATCGGATTCTCGGCAGTGATGCCGGTGAGCCTCGCCGCGCCGAAGGTCTCAGAGATCGGCGCGGCCACGAACATGACGTGCCTCACCTCATCGGTGAACGCATCGTCCCAGGGCAACGCGATCCCGACGCCCCAACTCTGCACCCTCTTCGAGACGAGCATCGTCGGCACCAGTTCGGCGACGTTCACCGCCGACTTCTACCGCGACGACATCGACGACCTGGCTTGGGAGGCCTTGACCAGGGGAAAGAAGGGAGTCGTCTACATCTCGCGCTTCGGGGGCACGGGAGTGGACAAGAAGCCCGCCGTCGGCCAGAAGGTCGAAGTGTGGCCCGTGCAGGTCACCAGCCGCACGGCAGCGCCGCTGGCGAGCAACACCCCGCAGACCTTCACCGTGACGTGCTCCGTCCCACAGGAGCCGAAAGAGGATGCGGTGGTGGCAGCATGAGCCGCATCATCCCGAACGAGCAGTCCTGGATCGGATTCTCAGGGGTCCAACCGGCGCTGAAGACTGGGCCGACAGCGGCGGAGATCGCGGCGGCGACCAACATCACCTGCCTCACATCTTCGATCAACGCCTCGGCGCAGGGCAACGCGATCCCCACACCCCAACTCTGCACGCTCTTCGAGACCAGCATCGTGGGGACGAGTTCGGCCACCTTCTCGGCTGACTTCTATCGCGACGACGAGGCGGATGTCGCATGGGAGGCCATGACCAGGGGAAAGCATGGCGTCGTCTACATCTCGCGCTTCGGGGGGACCGGCCCGAACAAGGAGCCGCAGGCGGGACAGACGGTGGAGGTGTGGCCGGTGCAGATCACCAGCCGAACGGCCGCTCCGCTCGCCAGCAACACCCCGCAGACGTTCACCGTCACCTGCTCCGTGCCCGACGCCCCCAACGAGGACGGGATCGTCGATCCCGCCGCTGTCCGTGTGTTCACGGCGGTCGTCGATGGCGTGAACTCGAAGAAGTACACCTTCACCGTCACCCCCGCCGCCCACACCGACTTCGACTTCGGTGACGGGACTCCCGTGGTGGATGCTCGCTCTGGCACAGCGGTGCATATCTACGCCACCAACGGCGCGTACACGGCGAAGGCGACCATCGGCTCGACAACTCCCCTCACGAAGGCGGTCACCGTCGTCTGACCCTGGATATGGTGCGATAGTGTGCCCGTATGGCAACCAAGAAGCCCGTGCGGGCCACTATCGAGTCCCTCATGAAGAAGCCTCCGCGCACCAAGGAGGTCACGGTCAAGACGGTCTCCGACACCGGCAGGGAACTGGAGATCAACGTCCTGTTCCGCTCGCTGGGGAGCAAG